TTCCTTTATCCCCTTATAATAAGTGAGTAACAAACAAAGAAAACACTCTATGAATAGAGCAATCGGAACCGTGAGAGCAACCGACACTAATGTCAAGGGACACGTTCTGAGAGCATCATCAGGAGGAGGCATGACCTTCACAAAGGCATCAGGTTTGGGTAAGTGTATGGTCAAAGACCTTGACGCTGTGATCGTTCGTGCGAAGGCACAATACAGAGCAGACCGCAGAGCAATGGTGTTGGAGGGTAGTGCCACTTCGTGAATTGGCACAGTGTTTGGGGGTCGGGCGTTCGCCCCCCGTGGCCCCCTAAAACCGAAAGGTACCCCTAACCTACAAAGTGTTACGGAAGCGAGAACAATATTCCATGAAACTTCAAATTTTTTTCCCCAGTGTAAAATTCCCCACAAGGTTGACTTGCTAATAATTCGCAATTGATATATAATGGCATAACAGAATACCACATAATGCAGAAAAATAACCCTGAGGACAAACGCCCCATAGAGATTGATACTGTATCTGGTGAGTATTATATAAGAATCCCTGAATGGGCCATTAACGATCAGGGTTGGTTTGAAGATACAGAATTGACGTTTAAGACAGATGGCGATGAACTCATCATTACAGAATCAAAAGACTAGTACATATCACATATATCTAAGAGGAGAGTGTCTCTTCAAGGATCTTGATGAATATGAATTTAAGTTGATATGGGGAAGAATATATGAGTCATACTTTAGAGATGAACTTACCTATGAAGAGATTGAACTTGATAATGGTATAGCAGAAGATGCAAGTTATTGATAATTTTTTACCTGATGATTATTACGAGCACCTTTATAATCTTATAACTGATACAAAGTTTTCTTGGATGTATCAGAATCAAGTAGCGTCTACTGGTGAAGATCCGAGAGCAAACTTAGATCATTATTACTTTGTACATAGTTTGTTTTATGAGTATCAGATAGAAAGCCCCCTCTATGATAACTTCGTACATCTCTTTAAGTTGCTCAATGTACAGTTTTTATTCAGGGCAAGAGTACTGTTATATGTAAATCAAGGAAAACAAATTATACATGATAGACATGTAGATCATGGAGAATCTTGTAAAACAGCATTAGTCTATATGAATAGTAATGATGGTTTTACTGAATTTGAAACAGGTGAGAGAGTTGATAGTATAAAAAATCGGTTGTTGCTTTTTGATGGTTCAGTTTCTCACAGTAGCTCAACACCCACTGATACAAAGGATAGGATGTTGTTATCCGTAACGTATCTTTAAGTTGACATAGACTACATAATGGGATATAATATTGGTATAACATTACGTAGGTTATGAGTAAAGGATTTACAGTTAAAGCGAAATCCCCCGTTGTGAAAAAAGAAGCAGAGTGGGATTACGAGAAAGCAAAGGAAATGATCAAGGGGAAGACAGTAGTCTTCTGCTTACCTGGTCGTGGAGTTTCATACACATATTTGAAAAGCTTTGTACAGTTATGCTTCGATCTTGTCCAGGCGGGTGCTTCGATACAGATCTCACAGGATTATTCCTCTATGGTCAACTTCGCTCGGTGCAAATGTCTCGGTGCGAATGTACTGAGAGGACCTGAGCAGAAACCTTGGGACGGTAAGTTACAGTATGATTATCAGTTATGGATTGATAGTGATATAGTATTCAACTCTGAGAAGTTCTGGCAAGTGCTTCTTATGGATAAGGATCTTGCTGCTGGTTGGTATTGTACCGAAGACGGCAAAACCACCTCGGTAGCACACTGGTTAGAAGAAGATGATTTCAGAACTAACGGTGGAGTGATGAATCACGAAACCATCGAAAGCATCTCGAAAAGAAAGAAACCATTTACTGTTGATTACACAGGATTTGGATGGTTATTAATTAAGAATGGTGTGTTTGAACATGAAGGTATGCCTTACCCTTGGTTCGCTCCAAAGATGCAAGTCTTTGAATCGGGTGAAGTACAGGATATGTGCGGAGAGGATGTTTCATTCTGCCTAGATGCGAAGGAGGCAGGGTTTGAGATCTGGTGTGATCCTCGTGTTCGTGTAGGTCATGAGAAGACACGAGTAATCTAATGACCAAGTATAATATTCTAATTGATGGTAAGATTGCCTTTGAGGGATTAACCCAAGAGGAGTATTTTGATAAGACAGAGGATTTGGCACAGCAGTTTTATGATTGTGGAGTGCCTGATCCTACAAATTTAAAAACAGTAATGATTGAGGATGACTAATGGTAGTTAAAACCAGAATGGGTGGTTTCGGTACTGGTGAATACGTTCAGACAACCCCGAAGAAGACTCGGCAAGGAACAGGTAAACACACTAAGTATGCGGCAACATCACGTAACGCTGCTCGTAAAAAGTACAAAGGTCAAGGGAGATGAATTCTCCCTTTTTTAACGTCATTCATCATGACAACTTCATTTCAGAATTTCATTCTAATATTGATTGTAATTATTTAATTGATTACTATGAGAAATTAGTAGATGCTGGTGCTGTAGGACCTAGAAGTAATCGAAACGTAGTTGAAGATGAACAAGTAAACATGAATGGTTTACTACAAGTAGATGAAATTACACATTCAATTACACAGGTTTTTAGAGAATGGCATAGTACAGTACTTGCTGCTGTTCAAGAATACTATAAAAAGTATCCTATTCTGAATACTCGCTCTTTTGAGTTTAAATATGCTAAGTTTCAGAAGACTTGTCCATCTCAAGGATACCATATGTGGCATCATGATGCTGATCCAGATGACCCTTACCGTAAATTAGTCACTTTATTATACTTAAATGATGACTTTGATGGTGGGGAGACAGAATTCCTATATCAGCAATGCCGCATTACACCAGAGATGGGTAAATTAGTGCTTTTTCCAGCACCTTGGACTCATACACACCGTGGAAACCCTCCAATGGGGGGAAATAAGTACATAATGACTGGTTGGGTTGAAGAATTTCCTTCAAATAAGATACAGTTTCAGGATTTTGGGGAAGAAATGGCACCTATTTTACAAAATTAGAAAATTGAGTATAAATAAAGTGAGGTAATACTTAATAACCCACCTTGATAATAGAAAAACGACAATCTAGAGGATTTAAAGACATAAGTTTATCTTTCATACCTCATCCTGTTACGAAAGATTTACCTATTTTGACGAATGAACGTGCTATTATGCGTTCTGTTCGTAATTTAGTAGAGACAATACCTACAGAAAGGTTTTTTAATGCTATTCTGGGTACTGATATACGGGGAAGTTTGTTTGAAAACTACTCAAATACTACAATAATGGTAATTGAGGATCAAATTAAGACAACTCTACGTAACTTTGAACCTAGAGTGGGGAATGTATCCATAGAACTCGTTGGATCACCTGATCGTAATGCATTTGAAGTGACCGTTTTTTATGATATTCTAGGAATTCCTCTTCCAAGGCAGAGGTTTACCTTTATATTAGAACCAACTAGGTAAAATAATGCCATATACACAATTTTCTGACCTTGATTTTGGTCAAATTAAGACACAAATACGAAATTATCTTCAATCAAACTCAAATTTCACTGATTTTGACTTTGAAGGATCAAATTTCTCTGTTTTAATTGATACTTTAGCATATAATACATATATTAACTCATTTAATGCGAATTTGGCAGTAAATGAGGTATTTTTAGACTCAGCAACTATAAGAGAAAATGTAGTTTCGTTAGCAAGAAACATTGGATATGTTCCTCGTTCTGTTACTTCATCAAAAGCAACTATAAGTTTTCAAGCAAGAATAGAAGATACTAATGCTACAATTACTCATCTTACACTAAATCCTGGTTTAGTGTGTGTTGGTAGTGCAAATGATACTACATATAGATTTTCAATAACAACTCCAATAACATCTAGAGTATATACCGATACTTTAGGTAATAGAGTATCTGATTTTGAGGTAGATGTTATTCAAGGTACATATTTAACATCCACTTTTGTTGCTAGAATACCATCTGATCAGAAATTCCTTTTAGATAATGCTCAGATTGATACTTCAACGATTAAGGTAAATGTACAAAATTCTCAAATTGGTAGTCTTGGTAGAGAATTTAAAAAAGTTGATAATATTTTAAATTTAAATAAAGATTCTGAAATCTATCTAATACAAGAAATTCAGGATGAAAGAGTTGAAATATTGTTTGGTGATGGATATTTTGGTAAGCAACTAACAAATGATGATATTATTACTGTTCAGTACATTGTTAGTAATGGTCCTACTAGTAATGGAGCAAGTGTTTTTGACTTCCAAGGATCATTCAGTAGACCTGATGGTGTTCTAGTAAGACCAATCGCTTCTGTAGATGTAACAACTATCAGATCTGCCAGTAACGGATCCTACAACGAAGATATAGCATCAATCAAGTATTTGGCTCCTAGACTGTATTCGGCACAGTACAGGGCGGTTACACCAAGGGATTATGAGGCAATAATCAAAACAATCTATCCTGCGACTGAATCAATTGCTGTTGTTGGTGGAGAAGAACTATCACCTCCACAATTTGGTAAGGTACAGATCAGTATTAAACCAAAAAATGGTACTTATGTCTCTGATTTTGATAAGCAGCAGATTAAAAATAAATTAAAGAGTTACGCTATTGCTGGTATAAACTCTGAAATTATTGATCTTAAAATGCTATATGTTGAGATTGATTCAACCGTTTACTACAACACTTCGCAAGTTAGCGATTCTGCCACACTTAAATCATTAATAATAAATTCACTTGACACTTATGGCAATACAGTGGATATTAATAAATTTGGTGGTAGATTTAAGTATAGTAAAATTAATCAACTTATTGATAGGGTTGATGATGGAATCACCTCTAACATTACAAAAGTGAAGATTAGAAGAGATTTGAAAGCATTAGTTAATCAATTTGCTCAATATGAACTGTGTTTTGGTAATAAATTCCATATTAATTCAGAAGGATATAATATTAAGAGTACTGGATTCTATATTTCTGGATGGAAAAAGGTTGTTTATTTAACTGATATTCCAAATACCAACGAAAATGGTAAATTGGATAATAGTGGAAAGGGTGTTATTTGTATTGTTTCTAAGGATACTGATGATCAGATGAAGATCGTTGCCAAGGACATTGGTATAGTTGATTATAAAAAGGGTGAAATTATAATTAATACTATAAACATAACATCTACAATTGCTGCTAACAATTTAGTTGAAATTCAAGCATTTCCCGATTCTAATGATGTTATTGGATTGAAGGATTTGTACCTAAAATTTGATACATCTAATAGTACGATAAATATGGTTAAAGATGTAATTGCTTCAGGTGAAGATGTATCAGGCGTGGTATTCTCCAGAGACTATTACACATCAAGTTATTCTAACGGAACACTAGAAAGAAAGTAGAATGAGTATAGAATTTGAGAAGAGAGTTCAAGTAAATAGGATTATTGAGAGTCAGTTACCCGAATTTGTGGTTTCTGATTTTCCATTAGCTACAGAACTTTTAAAAACTTACTACATTTCTCAAGAGAATCAAGGTGCTAACGCAGATTTACTTGACAATCTTGATCGATATATCAAAGTAGATAATTTAGTTCCCGAAGTTATTACTGGAACTACTACTTTAACTAAAGAAGTACTCATATCTGAAACAGATATTCTAGTTAATTCTACTAAGGGATTTCCTTCTTCATACGGTCTTTTAAAGATTGGTAATGAAATTATTACATATACTGGAAAAACAGATACTAGTTTTACTGGATGTATTCGTGGATTTAGTGGAGTTACTGGACATCAGGTTGGTATATCATCATCGTTAGATCATGTTAATAGTGAACATTTAGTATTTGAGGATACCAATGCCTCTGGTCATGCTAACGAATCTACAGTTACTAATCTTAGTGTTTTATTCTTACAGGAATTTTATAAGAAGATAAAGAAGACATTTTTACCTGGATTAGAAGATAGTAAGTTTGCTGATGGTATTGATGTTGGTAATTTTATAAAGAATGCCAGATCATTCTACCAATCAAAAGGTATTGCAGAATCAATTAGAATACTTTTTAAAGTATTGTATGGTATTGAAGCAGAAGTTATAGATCTTGAAGAACGATTAGTTAAACCATCAAGTGCTGAATATATTCGTAGAGAAGTTGTTATTGCTGATGCACTTAATGGAGAAGCTCAAAATCTAGTTGGTCAAACAATATTTAAATCAACTGATTTAAGAACTAATGCTTCAGTATCAGAAATCGAAGTTTTAACTAGAGATACTAAACTTTATTATAGATTATCTCTTTTTGTTGGATTTAACGATAAAGATTTAATAGAAGGTACATTTACTATACCTGGTAAAACAAAGGTACTAGAGAATACTTCTCCTGGAGAAACAATTGTTTCTGTAGATAGTACTATTGGATTTGGGCAAACTGGTAACTTTACTGTAGAATATCTTAATGGTAATGTTGGAGTTGTTACTTATACATCTAAATCAGTTAATCAGTTTTTTGGTTGTAGTAGTATAGATGGTCATATTGGAATTTCTAGTGATCTAAGATCAACTGAAACCATATTTGGATATGAAAATGGCGATTTAAGTAAGAGAGTTGATTTAAGAATTACTGGAGTAGTATCTGACTTTGTTCCAGAATCTGATATATCATTAATTTCAGAAAAGCAAGAGATAACTGTAAAGAATGTTGGTGAAGTTATTGATAATCCATCAGAGATTACTCAAACTTATAAAGAAATATTTGCTAATTCTTGGATTTACAATACAAGTTCTAGATATGAAATAAATGGATCAATTAATAGTGGTACAACATCATTTACCTTTTTAAGTAAAATTGATAAGTCTAGTTTAAAGGTTGGTGATAGTTTTGATATTATTCGTAGAGGAACTAATATTAGAGTTGGTGGTGGTATAGTTAAGCGGATTGATAGTGATTTTGTATTTACTGGAGAAGGTGTTAACTATATTGCTAATGAACCACATTCTGCTGTATTTTATGATATAAGAAGAAATTTAAAGAAAGCAACTTATAATACTGGAAATATTGATGGAATAGAGTTGTCTGATGGTAATAATAAGGTTATTGCGGATACTTTAAATGTTTATGTTGATAGGGATGATTTTGGATATGCTGCTTCTAACTCATTATCAAGTCATCAGATTGATCAGGAACCATTAAATGGCACTATTCCAGCTGGATCACCTCCTCATATACAAACAGGTACTATTAATGCTCTAACAGGCGTTGAGATTGATTTTACAGAGATTAAGTTTGCTGAGAAGGTTAAGTTCCGTACTGGAGATTCGATAATTTATACTTCTAACAAACCACTTCTTGGTTTGGTTAATGGTGCTAAGTATTTTATTAAAGAAGATCCTTCTGAAAAGATTATAAGACTGTATGATACAATCAATGCGATTGAAAGAGATTCTGCTAAAACATTTAATGAACCAGCAGATCCAAATGCAACACATACATTTACCTTAGAAGATCATTATAATAGAAAAATAACATCAAACCATATTTTAAGAAAATTTCCTCTTGGTCAAGATTTAAATCTACCTTCAAAAGAGGAAAAACAAGCTAAAAATATTGGATTATTGGTTAATGGTGTTCAATTAAGATCAAATACCAATAGTGATTTTATAACATATGGTCCAATTGAAAAAACCGAAGTATATAATTCAGGAACTGGATATGATATAGTCAATCCCCCTAAAATTAGAGTAGGAAATGCTAATACCTTCGTAAAACCAGATGGGACTGTTGGTATTGGTTCGACAGCACTTGTAGAACCAGTTATTAGGGGAAGTATTAAGGAAATACTAGTAGATCCACAAGATTTTGATATTGATACTGTTTCTTCAGTAAGATTAACTGGTGGTAATGGTAAAGATTGTTTCTTACAACCAGTAGTAGGACCAAGATTTAGGGAAGTTGAGTTTGATAGTAGAGATATATTCTTCTCAGGTGGATTGGATGTTCAGGAAGAGACAATAACATTCAAATCTGAGCATAATTTTGTTGATGGACAGTTAATTTATTATAATAAGAATGGTCAAAATGCTATTGGAATTACACCATTTAAATCAGCAGCAACAACCATAACAGAATATCTTGTAAACGGAGCACCTTATTATGTTAAGGTACTTAATCCAAAGAGAATTAGGTTATTTAAGAGACCTGAAGAGGCTACATTTGGTGTAGCTGGTATTAACACTATAGGATTCTCTACAGCAACAACTGCTGCTGGTATTCATAAGTTTAGAACAGAATCTAAAAATACGTTAAATTCTGTAAAAGTTATTAATCCTGGTTATGATTATCAGTATAGAAAATTACCAGTAAGTCCATCTGGAATTTCTACTTCTTATGATACTATTAATTTTGTAAATCATGGATTTAGAGATGGTGATATTGTTGAATATTCATCTGATGGAACTACTATTGAGGGATTGGATACCTCATTGGCATATCTTGTTATTAAGATAGATGCTAATTCCTTTAGATTAGCAGAGTCTGATGCTGTTGGAGTGGCAAGAACTGATTTTGAAAGAGGAAAATTTGTTGATTTGAGATCAACTGGAACTGGATATCAAATATTTAAATATCCCGATATTAAAATAGAAACCACTGTAAGTTTTGCTACAACAGTTACTGGATCATATGAAGGAAAAATAACTCCTATTGTTGAAGGTGAGATAATTGATGCATACACATATGAAAATGGTAGTAATTATGGAGCAACTATTATTAATCATATTATTAAACCTGACGTTGAGATAATAACTGGAAAAGGTGCTGAAATAAAGGCATTTATAGATTCTGGTAAAATTTTAGATATTATAGTTCTTAATGGTGGTCAAGAATATAATTCACTACCACATATAACAATAGAAGGTCCTTCTGGAAATGGAGCTATATTAAAACCAATTATTTCTGAAGGTAAATTGGATGATGTTGTTATTATTAATGCTGGTATTGGATATTCTTCAACTAATACTAATGTTTATGTTGAATCAAGAGGAAAAAATGGTCTTTTAAGTCCACAAATAAGAAGATTGGAAATTGATGATGTTCAGAAGAGAGGAGCAAATATCCATTTAGAACCTAATGGAAGTGATAGTTTAACATATGAAATAAAAGCATATGATCAATCAATAAGACAGGAATTTGGTGATTCTGGTGTTGATATTTCTAGTGGTATAGGTACTCATTCACCTTTAATAGGATGGGCATATGATGGAAATCCAATATATGGTGCTTTTGGTTATTCTAAACCAAATGATATTGGCGAAGTTAAAAGATTATCTTCTGGATATGTTAAGGATAATACTTGGTATGATCGCCCAGATCAAGATTCTGGATATTTTATTGATGATTATAAATTCGATGGTAGTGGTGATTTAGATAAGTATAATGGTAGATTCTGTAAGACACCCGAATTTCCGAATGGTGTTTATGCTTATTTTGCTACATTAGATATAAACGAAAAACCACAATATCCATATTTTATAGGAAAAACATATAGATCATCATTTATTTCTGATAACCTTTCTTTAAATCATAAATTTGATTTTAATAATTCAACTCTTTCTAGAAATACTTTACCATATAAAGTAAATGATAGATATGCGAATAATGATTTTATTATTGAATCTAATGAGATTATTAAGCAAAAATCAGTTATTGAATCTGTAACTAAGGGTGTTGTAGATACATTCCAAGTTTTAGATGGTGGAAAAAATTATAAGGTAGGTGATTTCACTTCATTTGAAAATGAAGGAACTGGTGGTAGTGGTGCTAGAGGTCAAGTTGATCGCATTGTTGGTATTGGTGTTTCTAATATTAAGACTCAATTAACTACATTTGAGAATGCTACTCTTATTTGGAAAGACTCTCAAACAGTTGAAGCACATTATTTACCAAAAATTGAGTTAAATGATCAAGATACTGTATTAATTTCTGGGTTAAGTGCTGCTAATTACAAGTTAAACAACTCATTTAAGGTTGGTATTAGTACCGATACCATTGGATTGGCAAAGACAATGACTGTCAATACCAATCCAAATGGAAAAACTGAAGATATTTACGTAAATATTATACCAAATACTGTATCTGTTGGTGGTTCTTTACGAGTTGGTGATGAAACTCTTAAAGTATTGAACCTATATGGTTTAGAGAAGATAATCAGAGTACAAAGATATGGAACAGGTATTGGACATACTTACAGTTCTGAGATAGATGTATTAAACAATAGAATAAGCATCCCAGTTAAATCTAATTATTTTGATTCTAAATTAAATGAATTAGTATTCTTCAATGGTCATCAGTCTGTAGGTTTAGGTACTACTTCTGGATCTGTAATTGATTATGTGTATGGTGAGATAACAAATAATATAAATGTTCCTCAACAAAGCATTTATTTACCAAGTCATCCATTCCATAATGGACAGAAAATTAAACTATCAAAACCACTAACTTCTACCTCATTCTTGGTTAGTAGAGATGATGATGCGTCAAGTCAATTCTATATTCCAGATCAATCAACTGCTATTTCAGAATTATATGTTGTAGATAAAGGTACTGATTATATTGGTCTTGCTACTAATGTTGGTGCTGCCAGTAGTGAAAGTGGATTATTCTTCTTCGGTAATGGTGATAATGATTACCAATATCTAATAGAATCTGATCATGATCAGTTAACTGCTAATATTGATAGAGTAGTTTCTACAGTTACTACAAAAGTAGCATTGGCAAATACAACAACTCATGGATTAGCAGTAGGTGATTTAATTGATTTAGAGGTTGTTCCCAACATTGCTGTTGGTATTGGATCTACTGCTCCATTAACTGTTTCATTTAATGATGAGCATCAAAAACTATTAATTAATGAAATTAGTTTCAATGCTACCGCAGTTGTATTAAACACCGATACAATCACTGTATCTGATCATGGATATAAGACTGGTACGAAGGTATTTTATGATAATCAGGAAATAATATCAGGATCTTCTTTAGTTGGTGGTCTTTCTGTTGGAGCATACTATGTTCACGTAATTGACTCAAATACTATTAATTTGTGTGAAACATATAAAGATTCTGTAGTAACTCCCCCAAGATTAATAAATTTAACTGGACAAGGCAATAATAAGCACACTTTATCATTAATTAATCCACCAATTACAGTTGTTAAGAATTCAGATTTAACATTTGGAGTTGGATCAACAACATTAGAGAATTATAAATTAAAATTCTTCTATGATAAAGAATTTAAGAATCAATTTGTAAATGCTACTAGCTATGACCCATTAGAATCTGTTCAATCAGCATTTACTGTTGTTGGTGTTGGAACTGTTGGTGTTGGAACATTCTCATCTAGTCCTGTAGTTGGTGCTGCCGTATCAATTGGATTCAGTACTTCTGTTCCATCAGTATTATACTATGCTCTTGAGAAGGGTGGATATATTAGTACTGCTGATGCAGGTGTGTATAATTATTCGGAAATCAGATTCGTAGATAGTGCTTATAGTGGAGAATTTAGAGTATTTGATGTTGATGCGGAAACATTTAAGATTTCACCTAGATCAGTACCAGAAGTATTAGAATATCAGGATGATCAGTGTGATTTATTTGAGTATTCTAGTAAATCTGGAAATATAGTTGGACCTATTAAGTCTATAAAAACAATTTCTGAAGGATTTAGTTATAAGAGTATACCTGGATTTACTTCTGTTACTAGTGCTGATGGTGAAAATGCTAATATTGTGGCATTATCAAAATCCATTGGTAGAATTAATAACTTAAGAATTATTGATTATGGATTTGAATACTCTGCTGATAAAACTTTAAGACCTGAAGCATATATTTCACCTATTGTTAGGATTGATGATTTAGATGTAATTGAATCTATTAAGGTTATTGGACCTGGAGCAGAATATTTGAGTGCTCCTGATGTACTCTTATTCAACCCAGAATCTAAAAAGGTTGTTGATACTACTTCATTAATGGCAAGTGTTCCTAATCAAGGAATATCTGAAATTAAAGTAATAGCACCAATTAAAGGTTTAGATTCTGTAAATCATAAAGTTATTACTGTTAATAATTCTAATGGTATAGGAATTGTTTCTATGACTACAGATGGCACTGTTGCCAGATGTGTAATGGAAACACCAATCAATGGATATGATGTTCCACCTTTTGCTGCTGGTGATGAAATATTTGTTGAAGGTATATTGATGGGTTGGGAATCTGGTATCGGTACTCAGACTTCTTCAACTACTGGTATTTCTTCAGATGGAACTGGATATAATTCAGAAGATTATGATTATCAGTTCTTGAAGGTTAAATCTTATGATTCATCAAATCCAGATGTTCTGAAATTTGATTTAGTTGGTTTAACTACAAATCCAGGAATTGCTAAAACATATCAAACTGGATATGCTAATATAATTAATCGTAAGAATTATCCAGTATTTGAGACTGATCAGAAGAGAGCAGAATTTACAATCAGTGAAAGTTTATTGGTTAGTCAAGGAAATCCTTTTGTGAAAGGTGATCTTACTGTTACTGAAACAAGAGATGATTATATTAAGATAGATGGTTTAGATAATATTAGAATTGGAGATAGAATAGCTGGAGAATCTTCAGGAACTAGTGCCACTGTTGTTGGTATTGATAAGCAGTTTGCTAAATTTAGTGTTGACTATTCTAATAGACAAGATTATGGATGGACTAATAATACTGGTAAGTTAAGTGAAGATTTCCAAGTAACACCTAATAACGATTATTTCCAAAATCTATCATACTCTATTAAGAGTGAAAAAACATGGGATGACATTGTAGATCCTGTTAATAGATTAGTTCATCCTGCTGGACTCAAGAATTTTGCTGATACTGTTGTTCAAACTACAATAGCAGGTGTTGGTATTGGATCTACATTCTTTACCACACCAACATTAGTTCTTGATGTGGTTGGTGAGAGAAGGGTAGATACCATTAATGATTTTGATCTTGGTATTGATTTTGAACCAAGAGAAACAGGATTGACTCGTGATTCTAAATTTGTCGATTTCCAAAATGCTAAATTAACAGATTATAGTAAGTGTAAGACAAATAGGGTATTGATACATGATGATATAAGTGGAAGATTCTCAAGTAAAGGAATACAGGATTTATTTACAGAAATAGAAGAACTTAATTCAAATTATGCTCGTTATTTGGTTCAAGTTGTTGATGCTGATACATTTGATATTCAAATTAGTGATTTAATAGTATTAACTTCTACAGAAAATGCTTATTTGATTGAGAAATCATTAGATTACTCTAATATGAAATTGGGTGATTTTTCTGCTGATGTTGATTTCTTTAAGAGAAAAACTTTATTATTCACTCCAACAGATAAGTTTGATAAGGATCATGATATTAAACTTCTTAAGACTTCATTTAATACTGATAATATTTCAGATGGTATAAAAGAATTTGGGTCTGTTGATTTAATTGGTAATAATGTTTCTGTTAGTGCTGGTAGAACAATGTTCTCAGCAACTATTAGTGGAACTACACTAACAACAACTGATTTTGATCTTCTTGGTCTTAAGCATGTAAATGGACTTCCTACTACAAATTCTTTGGTCGGAATCGGTACTACTGTATCTGGTTTAGGACTAATAAAGGATACTCAGGGTAATGAACTTACTGAGATTGTAAGTATTGATAGTTCAAGTACAGCAACAATAAAAATTAACCCTGATACCACTCCAAATGCCCCTACAGTAGCAACTTCATACACTACACCTGTAACGGGCCAATTTGGATTTATCAACACTCCATACTTCGTTAACAACGGTGTTGGTGGATTAGATCCAGTAGCAGTTCCTATTGGTGTTAGTACATCAAATGTTATGGAATTTGCTGATACTAATTGTAATGCTTTCTATGCTAGTGTTGTTGCTAAGGATGATATTACTGGTGAATTAGATTATACAGAAGCAATTGTTAATGTTAATGGTAGTGATGTAACAATATCTCAACTTTATGCTGATTTGACTCAGACTTCTCTCAGTATTATTGATACTGGAACGGTTGGTATATTAACCGCAAGTTATGATTCTGGTACTATTAAATTTGATTGTATTAATGAAAGGCGTTCTACTATAAGATTAAGTACATCTGTTGTTGGACTAGGTACAACTGCTGCTGGTATAGGAACCTTTAGATTTAACGTTCCTGGGCAACCAGAAGGGGCAGAAAGAACTGCTAGGTATGAATCAACATATAACACAACTGAAGTTGGTACGGGCGTAACTGTGGCAACAATTGATAGAACTATTGATAGTACTGTTAAATCTATTATTAAAGTTAGACAGGGTGATAAATTCGCTATACATCAACCAATTCTAATACATGATCAGAATAACGATGCTATTACTGTTCAGTATCCTCATATTGGTGAAGTTAGTGGTTTAGGTACTTTTGGTTCCGAAACAGATACTCAAAATGTGAGTTTAGTATTCTATCCAGATGATACTGGATTGGTTGAAGTTCAATCATATAACGAAGTCTTTAATACTATTAACGATTTTTCTAATGAACCAGATATTCTACAATATGGTCCTGTTACAAATGATTTAGTATTGGCATCATATGATGGTATTAATGGAACAAGGGGTAATAAAGTTAATTTTAATCTAACATATCAAGGTATTCCAGTATATGTTAAGAAATTTAATCCCACAGATACTACAAGAGTCATAACAGATGTAGGTGCTGGAACTACTTTTGCTATACCAAATCATTTCTTCAATACAAATGAGGAGTTAACTTATTCACCAGAATCTACTTTTATTGGTGTTCCTCCTGTTTCTGTTGGAATTGCTGCTACATTAGATGCTGATGGTAGTTTAGTTACTGTTATGCCATCAAAAGTTTTTGTTAAAGCAAGTGGTGCTGATAAATTCCAGTTATTTTCTAGAAAAGAATATATTGCTGCTGGAAAACCAATAACAATAACATCTACTGGTTCTGGTAATGCTCATAAGTTTGAGATGACCAAGAAATTAAGTAAAACTGTTATTGGTCTTGATGGAATTGTTCAACAACCAGTTACATATACTGCTATAAAGCATAGTTTACCTTCTAATATTGGTATTGGAATTTCTCAATTTGCTTTGAGTGGAATTAGTTCAGTTCAACCAAGAGATGTATTGAAGATTGGTACTGAGTATATGAAGGTTGAGCAAGTTGGATTTGCTACAGAAGTTGATGCGACAATTAATTCTAGTGAGGACTGGGCATCCATACCTGTAGTTAAGGTTAAGAGAGGTTCTTTAGGAATTGATGCTTCTACTCATAGTGCTGGAGATGAAGTAAGAGTACATAGAGGTTCATTCAATATTGTTGATAGCACGGCATGGTTCTTAGATCCACCTAAAGGTAATACTAGAACACGAAGAAATGAAACTAATATTCCTTATGTTAGAGCAGAATATAGTGGTAGAACGTTCTTAAGAACAAATTATGATACCAATATGGTATTTGATGATATTTCTGATTCATTTACTGGAATTGGTAAAACTTATACAGTAACTGTTGGTGGTGCTAATACTGTTAGTGGTGTTGGTGTTGGAAATGGAATTCTATTCATCAATGGAGTATTCCAGACACCATTGACTTTGAACAACTTAGGTAATAATTATGAAATAGAAGGAAATGCTACTGCTGGTGTATCCAGTGTTACATTTACTGGAATTAGTTCTGAAAATGGACAGAAGATAGAATCTGAGTTTGATATTAATCAAAATCAACTTCCAAGAGGTGGTTTGATAGTTTCTATGGGATCAAGTACTGGTCTTGGATACGCTCCTCTTGTTGGTGCTAGAGTTTTAGCAAAAGAAACTAGTGGTGTACTCGATAGTATCGTAAGTATTGCTTCTTCAGTAGGTCCTATTGGTTCTGGTATTGAAACTGCCCATTATGATCATGTTACTGGAATAATGACAGTTACAACTAACACGGTTCATGGATTTGCTTTAGAAAGTCCCGAAACTGTTAAGTTAGAACAGTTCCACTTTACTTGCCCAACATATGCTGTTGGTACTCCTACCTCAGGTACAACATATGATCCAGCAACGGGTGATATGGTAATAGAACTTGCTGGTCACGGTCTTTCAAATGGAGATTCGATTAAGTTAGACGAAGAATCAATTAAATTTAGTTGTGGATATAACGGTGCTACTGGTACTGCTGCTGAAAAGTCATATCCTAGAAAGACTGATCCTGCCTATGACAGGTATATGTACATATCTGATGTTACTTCAACCACTTTCAAGGTTAATGTGTTATTTGGAGTAACACCTACAAATACAGATGCTCATACATTCGTTTCATCAAATACTAACGCAGTTCGTTCTCTAAACTATGTTGGAGTTACTACATCAATATTCCAAGATCATGAAAGATCATTACCATTGGTTGGAGTAACTTCAGAAAGAAGTTTCCAAATCAATGTTGGTATTAATAGTATTCCTCATACTTATCTGAAAGGTGGTGATGTATATGCTTTCTATGATGAATTGACACCAGGATCTGGATATCGTGAACCAGTTTCTATTGGTGTTACAGATATTAATTATCTTCATAAGTTTGTAAGTGCTACTACAGATGCGATAACAGCATATACAGGATCATTCATGGGTCAGAGTCTAAATCCAACTTTAGCGGATTATAATTCTGAAACTGGTAGTTTATTGTTCACAACAGAGGTACATGGGATACCAGAACCAGTTGACCTTGATATTAATGATGCTAAGTATGATGCTAGAGTTGGTATTTTAACAGCGTATGCTGGTACAAATTTTGATGTTAGTGATGCTACATACGATCCGACAACGGGTAATATGGTTCTTGAAATTGGAGATCATGATGTAGATACTAATGATAAAGTTAAGATTGCCCCAAATTCAATAACATTTAGTTGTACTTATGACAATCAGGTTGGTATAGATTCTCATAAATCATATCCTAGATCTTCTGGAACAGGTAATGCTGGTGGAGGTGCTGATCCAGCATATGATACTTATTTGAATGTTATTGCTGCTGATAAATTAGCTGGAACAATTACTGTAAAAGTATTAACAACAACACCATCGACAAATACTGATCCTCACTTATTCGTAAGTGCTACTGATAGTTGTGTATTTGTTCCAAGAGTCTTTACTAATAATGAACAAGTTAAGTTTGTAGATGGAGCAATTACCTTCAAATGTGATATGGATGGTAATACTACAGAGCATCCTTATCCAAGATTAAGTGATCCAGCAAGAGATAAGTGGTTATTAGTTTCTCAAGCAAATAATAATAAGTTTGAGGTTCAGGTTGGAATGAGTCCACTAGTTTCTTGGACTCCACAATTAACAGGTACAAGTTATGATCCAGTAACTGGATTGATGGTTCTTGAAATAGGAACTCATACTTTAAAAGCTGGTGAAAGAGTTAGATTAGACCCATTATCATTGAAGTTTAGTTGTGGATATAATGGTGCTACTGGTACTGCTGCTGAGAAATCATATCCAAGATCTACTGACCCTTACTATAACACTGCTATTCCAATTCAGTCAGTAACAGACACTTCTATTACATTACAAGTATTGACTTCTGTACCTTCAACAAACACGGATCCTCATACATTTGTCAGTGCTACTGCTGGTGCTGTTAAGTCTGGTGGTTTCTATCCACATACTTATTTTTCATCTATAGCAAAGGGTGTGAGAGCAACAAAATCAATGAAGATTGATACTAATTCACTAACCTTCAAGTGTTCTAAAGATAATTTCATTGGAAATCATACTTATCCAAGAACAACTGATCCAGCATATAATGTATTCCTACCTATAGTTGGTGCTTCACAGAATACACTATTAACCAATATTGGACCTGGTGGTGGAGCAGGAACTGGAGCAGTTGTAACCGCAATGGTAGCACCAAACAGACATAAGTTTGTAAATGCTATTGGAACACACAAATATGTTGATTCTATAAGTGATGCTGTTACTGTTACTGGAGTTAAGAGAGATGTTAGCAATGCCGTTTACACTCCAAGTACAGGAGACTTCACATTAACAATAGGTAATCATAGTTTCACTACTAGTGATACAGTAACTATTGCCCCTAAAGCAATAATAATGACATGTGATGCTGATTCTCATGGATCAAATCATGCTTATCCAAGACCAACTGATCCAGCATATAATACTGCTTTAGCAATTACTGCTGTAACTGCTCAAAAAATTACATGTAATGTTGGAAAACCTGTACAGATAGAAAGTGTAACTGCTGATGTTGGTGGTCCATTTACTGCTAATACTGCTGATTATGATCCTCAATCAGGTATCATGACAGTAACTACTGCTACTACTCATGGATTTACTGCCTCAGATACTTTATCTACAAATACTGCAATATATGACCCAATAGCTGGTATTTGTACCATAACTACAACTACTAATCACGGATTATCTAATGGTGATTGGGTTAAGTTAGAAGATAATTCTATATTCTTTGAGTGTTCTGAGGACAATTATGCTAGTGAGCATTCTTATCCAAGAAGTACTGATCCTTTATCTAATAAGTGGGTTCAAATTACAATTGACGGTGCTGATAAAATTGAAATTCAAGCATTATCAACATTACCTTCTACAAATATTTCATCACATCAGTATCTACGTTCTGTAGGAAATAATATTCAGAAAGCAAATAATAGAGTTAAATTTGCTACTGGATCTCTAGTCTTCCAGTGTAACAAAGATCAGTATTCAACAAATCATGCTTATCCAAGAACAACTGATCCATATTATGATGCCTTTATGGGTGTAGAGACTATTGTTTCTACTAAGAAGTTTACTGTAAATGTTGGTAAATCTCCTGCTGGTACTGGTGGTGCTTTAGAATTTACTATTGTGAATGGTGGATCTGGATATGTAAATCCAGAATTAATGATCCCTCAACCAATTTATGAGGATATGCCTATTGTTGGTGTTTCTAGACTAGGTATAGGTAAGACTACAGATACTGGTGAAAACCTATTACTTAACCTAAATGTAGGATCTGCTTCAACTGCTGTTGGTATAGGATCAACATTATTTGAAATATCAGAGTTTGCTATATCAAGACCTGGTCATTCATTTAAGGTTGGTGATAGATTCAAACCTATTGGATTGGTTACATCTTCTGAATTAAGAGAACCTCTTAAAGAGTTTGAACTTGAAGTTGTTGAAATCTTTAATGATTTCTTTGCTGCTTGGCAATTTGGTGAAATTGACTTTATTGATAATATAGAAAATCTCCAGAATGGTGTTAGAAGAAGATTCCCATTATTCTTTAATGGACAACTATTAAGTTTTGAAACTGATGAAAATGATTCAATATCCTCTGATATTGATTTAAATGCGGTATTGATTATCTTTGTTAATGGTGTTATTCAAACACCTGGTATTGCTTATCAGTTTGAAGGTGGTGCTACATTTACATTTACTGAAGCACCTGATACAGGTGATAAAGTTGATATATTCTTCTACCTTGGACAAAGAGGCATTGATGTTGAGATCATCGACATTCAAGAAACAATAAAACCAGGTGATGATATTAGATTACTTCGTTATGTTCCTGGTAGAGAGGATCAGAATAGAAATAGAACAGTTAAAGAGATTTTATCTTCTGATATTCTTGAAACTGACATTTATACGGGTCCAGGTATTGATAGTTTGGATGACTTTATATGGAGACCAGTTGATTGGGTAAAACAGAAGGTTGACAAGATTATTGAAGGTAGTTTAGTCAGTAAAGATAGGGAATCTATTGAACCATGTGTTTATCCAACAGCAAAAGTTATTTCGGATGTTAAAATTGATTCTGGTATAGGTCTTGATCTACAAGATGGAATATTCGTAGATGATGCTGAAATTTTCTTCTATGAAGAAGGACCACTTCGTCTTCCTAGTTCTGAGCGATATGGTGTTACTGTGGATGCTGTAGACAGTATCTTAATGCCAGCAGCTCCAGATCAAACTCCTGCTGATGTTACTTTACTTTTGGGTAATAATGTTGGTACTGGAAATACAGAGGTTACTTCATATACAATTGCTAATAATGGTAAAGGTTATTTGACTACACCTACTGTTAGAATATCAAATCCACCAGAAATTGGTGTTGGTATTGGATCTACTGCTACTGCTACAGCAACAATTTCAAATGGATCTTTAACAGCATTAACAATTACAAGTTCTGGATACGGATATAATGTAGCACCTCAAGTGATAATTGAAAATCCAGTATATAAGACTGAAGATATTAATCTTATTAAGTATGGACAAGGATTTACTGGCATCATTACTGGTATAGGAACTGCTGTTGGAACTGGTGGAAATCCACTTGCTCTTGAGTTCTTCTTTAACGTAACTGATGGTAAGCAAGCAAGTTTACTTCAGGTAGGATATCCAATCCTAGTTAAAGAAACATCTATTGGTGATGGTGTTACTTCTATTGATAGTGGTGATGCTTCACTTGTTGGTATAGGAACAACCTTCCTAGATAATATCTACAAGGTACATTCAATAACAGTAGCAGGTGATAAGGTTGCTAAGATTAAGTGTAATGTACTAAGTACAACTAACCATGTAGGTTTAGCTTCTACAGGTAGATATCTAACTGGAAATGTTGGAGTAACTACTTGTTTGGGTAAAATCACTTGGGGTAGGTTATATGGAGACACCACAACTAGAGAAGCAAGTCCAATTTCAATTGGTGTGACTGGACTTACTATTGATTCTGGTTTATCTACATTCCCAACAATTCAAAGGAGAAACAATGTATTGGGTTCTCTTAAAGGATTGAGGAATACAGGTGCTATTAGATTACAAGTATTATAATGACTATAAATAAACAATAAAAGTATATTTCAGATGCCAGCGATTGTTACTGACCAATTTAGAATACTTAACGCTAGTAATTTTGTAGATTCTGTTACAAATAATAACTACTACGTTTTTATTGGTTTGCCAAACCCAACCCAAACAAAAGAGGGTGGTATTATAGGGTATGGTAGATCCGAAACTTGGAATCAGTCTTCAGAAACACCTAGACCACTTGATAGTCTTTCCAGCAATGCTCATGTTGGAGATATTATGATGTTTGGTAAGAAAATACAAGCAAAGAATATAAGAAGAGTTATCAGGAGAATTGACTGGAAAGCTGGTGAAAGATATGAGATTTATCGTGATGATTATAGTCGTGAAAATCAAAGTCCAAATACTCAAGCAAATAAGTTATACAGATCCAGATATTATGTAATGAATTCTGACTACAAAGTTTATATTTGTATTGATAATGGTGGATATGGTTCTAATACTTCTCAAACTGCTAAAGGAAATGTATCTCAAGATGAGCCAACATTTACTGATTTAGAACCATCTAAAGCAGGTAGTAGTGGTGATGGTTATTTGTGGAAATATCTATTTACAGTTTCACCTAGTGATATTATTAAATTTGACTCTACTGAATATGTTGCTGTTCCTAACGATTGGGAAACTAGCACAGATCCTCAAATAAGAGCAGTTAGAGAAAATGGAGATTCTCTTTTAAATAATAATCAAATTAAGCATGTATATATTGAAAATGCTGGACAATCTTATTCAAATCTAACTGGACAAGAGGTTAACATTGTTGGTGATGGAGTTGGTGCTAAAGCAAGAGTTGATGTTAATTCTGATGGTAATGTTACCGATATAACCGTTACTTCTGGCGGTAAGGGATATAGTTATGGATTAGTTGATTTGGGTGCTGTTAATACCAATTCAGGTGGATCAGCAGCTAAATTAGTTCCTATTATTCCTCCAAGTAGAGGACATGGTTATGACATTTATCAAGAATTGGGAACTGATAAGATCTTAATTTATGCGAGATTTGATGATAGCACTAAAGATTTCCCAGTAGATACCAAATTTGCTATAGTTGGTATAGTAAAAAATCCTACTAAGATTGATCAAGTAACAGTCTTTAATGAAAATCAGTTTTCATGTTTAGATGCTATGTTATTTAAAAATGATCAACTAAGTCAAGATCCAACTAAACAAGTAACAGGAAATCCACAAGTAGGTGAAGTGATTGAGCAAACACAAACCGATTCTTTAACTGGTGCTTCAGTTAAAGCAAGAGCGTATGTTGCTTCATTTGATGAAGATACTAAAGTATTAAAGTACTTTACTGATAGATCATTAAATTATAGTGGATCTCAAGATCAAACAGATTATATTGGTATATCTACACTAGGTAGACACTATTCATTTACTTCAACTGATGGTGTTGTTGAAGGTAAGACTTCTGGATTTAAAGGTTATGTAAATAACATTTTTACTGGAATCACAACTAATCCTACTGGAAATAAGCAAGTTGATCTAGGAATGGCCTTCACAGAAGGGTTGGCGAAATCCGAGATAAATAAAGGATCAGGGGAGTTGGTTTATATTGACCATCGACCATTGATTGCTCGAAATGAGCGACAAAAAGAAGACGTTAAAATCATCCTGGAATTCTAAGTAAAATGCCACAAAAGACTAATTTAAATATAAGTCCTTATTACGATGATTTTGATAAGGCGAAGAACTATTATAAGGTTTTATTTAAGCCTGGATATCCAGTTCAAGCAAGAGAATTATCAGGACTACAATCAATACTACAGAATCAGGTAGAATCTTTCGGTAATCATATCTTTAAAGAAGGATCTATGGTTATTCCTGGATCTGTTACGTATGATAGTACATATTTTTCATGTAAAGTAAATCCAGATCATTTAGGAATAGATATTAGCATTTATCTTGATGCTTTAATAGCGAATGGTGGAACTAGAATAAAGGGACAAACATCTCAAATTTCAGCAAAAATTGTAAATTATATTCTGCCTCCAAAAGAAGGTGTTGATGAAATTACAGTATTTGTCAAATATACAAGTTCAGATAGTACTGGTGAAAGTACACATTTTCCAAGTAGTGAGATAATTGTACTTGAAGAGAATCTTACTTATGGTAATACAACAATAAATTCTGGAGATACTGTATTAACTCTAGTTTCTGATAATCCAACAGCAACTGGTTCTGCTGTAGGTGTTGATAAAGGTGTATATTTCTTAAGAGGAACTTTTGTAGATGTACCAAAAGCAACAGTTGTCTTAGAACCATATTCAAATAAACCATCATATAGGGTTGGTTTTGAAATAGTTGAAGAAATTGTAACATCAAATGATGATACTAGTTTAAATGATAATGCTAAAGGATTTACAAATTACGCTGCTCCTGGTGCTGATAGATTTAAAATAACTACAAAATTAACCAAAAAGGCACTTGATGATTTTGATGATATCAATTTTGTAGAATTGGTTAGAGTTAGAAAGGGTGAAATTAAAAAGATACAAAATTCAACAGTATACTCTGAAATTAGAAAGTGGATTGCCAAGAGAACATATGATGAATCTGGTAACTATGCTCTAGACCCATTTAATGTAACTATTCAAAATTCTCTTAATGATGAGATAGGGTCTAATGGTCTATACTTAGATACAGAAAAAACTGATGAAGGTGGTACACCAACAGATGATTTAATGTGTGTTAAGTTGTCTCCAGGCAAAGCATATGTTAGAGGATTTGATGTTCCTCTACCTGGAACTACAGTTCTTGATATTGAGAAACCAAGAGATACTAAAACTATAAAGTCTGCTTCTGTCCCATTTAGAATGGGTAGTCTTTTAAGAATTAATAATGTAGAAGGAACTCCTTTTGTTAGTATTGGTACTAAAAAGGGTGGTGCTGCACAAGTTGGTGTTGGTAATACAGTTGCCCTTTATGCTAGAAGAAAAGGATCTACTTCAGGTTCTACACCTCAAAATGATGTTGGATCAGCAGTAGTTGGACAAGCAAGAGTATATTCATTTAATGCTTCGGACGATACTTATAAAGGTGATGATACTGAATGGGATCTTTTCTTATATGATGTACAAACCTATACAACCATTGAAATAGATCCAGGTCAAGGTGGATTAGCATATCAATCTGGAACTCTAGCACCATCAGGATCTAGAGTAAGGGGTATGAATAGTGGTGCTACAGGATATGTAGAGGATCATCCTAATACTAATGAGATTAATGTTATCCAAACATCAGGTACTTTTGTACAGGGTGAAAAGATAGTATTTAATGAAAGAACTAGTAATGTTGGTGTTAATACTTCAACAGCAACTATAGAATCAGTTACGACATATACAACTGATGATATAAAATCAGTGTTCCAACAATCTGATGATATTGGTGGATTAGGTGCTGCGTTTAGTGCTGATGCTGTTTTATACCCAAGAACTCTAACAAATTTCTCGAAGGGAGATATACTTAATGTTGAAGATGATAAAGGAACGTCTTTAAATAGAAGATTTGTTGGTAATATTGGTATAAAAACCGATAGCATTATTCAATATAATGTAGCAGGTACCGTTGATGGTAATTCTGTTCCTGTACCAAAATGGAATAGAGTTTCAGCAATATCGACAAATGGAACAGAATTAACTTTTGATACTATAGAAACTGTTAGTAATCTTTGTAATGGTGTGAAGTTAAGTGGTGGAGCAAAGTCTGAGTCAACATTCTCAGTAATGTCACCTAGACTTATAAATTTAAATCGTTCTGGTTTATACAGCAAATTAGCAAAGAAAAATATTGCTTCTGCTGATTTTTCAAATTCTAATTTAACTATTACTAGACAACTTAGAAATAGAACAGTATCTGCTACTGGAATAACAATCAACGCAAGTGAAGCATTTGAAAATTCAGGTGAAGATGGTGCTTTAGGTATTACTACAGCATTCTTTGAACCATTCGATGCTGAGAAGTATTCTATTCATTATTCTGACGGTACTATAGAAAAATTAACTTCAGATCAAGTAGATATTACTACTGGTGGATCTGTTGTTAACTTCAAAGCATTAGCAAAAACTAGTGGAAGTGCTGATGTAAATGTTACATTAAAGAAATTAGGTATTGCTAGTAGAACAAAAAATTATATTAGAAGTGAAAAAGTAGAAGTAACAAAATCAAATAATGTTTCTACAGAAGCAAGTGGTCTGACTCAAAGTAAATCATATGGTTTAAGGGTAGAAGATCAAGAAATATCATTGAATATTCCAGATGCTGTAAAGGTATTAGCAGTATATGAGTCCACAAATACAGCAACACCTGTTTTAGATTCTTTACAGTTTGTCTCTGGATTAGGATTAGATGTTAATACTTATGTTGGGGAACAAGTTATTGGTACTCAAAGTAGGGCGATTGGTCAAGTTGTTAATAGAAAAAATGCAACAACAACTGAATTTGTTTATTTAAATGGGAATAAGTTTGTAAAAGGTGAAACAGTAAGATTTAATGAATCAAATATAAGTTCTGTAGCACAAAAAGTGACAGAGGGTAGTTATGTTGATAGAACAAATAATTATGATCTTGATAAAGGTCATAGAAAACAGTTTTCTGATTACTCTAGAATTGTTAGAAAAGGTACTTCTGGCAAACCTTCTAAGAGATTATTAATTATTTTTGATTACTATGAAGTAGCTCCAAATACAAGTGGAGATTTCTTTACAGTAAACTCATACACTAAGGAGAGATATACTAACGATATTCCATCTATTGCTGGAAACAGAGCATCTGATGTTCTTGATTTTAGACCAAGAGTTAGAAAATTTGTAGAATCTGATCTTCCATTTACAACAGATGCGAAATCACCTTTTGCATATAGTCATAGAATATTTGAAACTACAACAAGATATATTGTTACTCCAGACGAAAGTACTATTGTTGGATATAGTTACTACTTACCTAGAATTGATAAGTTAGTTATTAATAAGAATGAACAGGTAAAATTAATAAAAGGTGTATCTGATGATAGACCAGCACCACCTACTGAAGTTGGTGATTCTATGGAGATCGCACAGATAACATTACCTCCATATTTGTATGATCCCATTAAAGGACCAGCAATAAGAATGTATGATAATAGAAGATTTACTATGAGAGATATTGGAAAACTTGAAAAGAGGATTTCCAATCTTGAAGTAATGACTTCTTTAACAGCACTTGAATTAGATACAAAGACTCTTCAAGTAACTGATGCTGACGGTACAGATAGATTTAAGAGTGGTTTTGTTGTTAATGATTTTAAAAATAGAGATTTTATCAATTTTAATGGCGAAGATTCCTCTAGATGTGATGTTGATGTAATTAACCAAGAGTTAATTAGTGCTGTTGATTCTTGGTCAATGAAAGCAGAACTAGGAGTTAATCCTGCTATTGATGTTCAAACTGCTGATATGTCAGCAAATTTAAGTTTGTTAGATCCTAATTGTCAGAAAACAGGTGATTTAATAACTCTTAAATATGATGAGACTGACTGGATTACTCAACCACAAGCATCTGGTTTTGAAAATATCAACCCATTTAATGTTATTGTATATGTTGGTGCTGTTAAATTAGATCCACCATCAGATAATTGGACTAGAACAATTTATGTTGATAACTTTAGACAAGAATCAACAGGAAATACTTGGAATACTATATCAAACCTTGTTTCGGATACAACTACAACTGATACTGATGTATCTGTAACTTCCGAAGAAATTGAAGCAGATCAAGATGAATTTGATGGAAACCACACTGATACTACAACTACAACTACTACGACTACAACACAAACAGTAGAAACTAGTTTCACCAATCAAATGACTGGTGATAATAGAGAAATGGATTATATTGAGAGTGTTAAGATAAGTGGTGTAACAGATCCATTTATGAGATCTAGGAATGTATATTTTGCTGCTAATGGATTAAAGCCAGATACAAAACATATTCATAAATTAGATAGTGGTGTACCAGACGTCTTTCCTAAATTAATTGAGATATCAACAACATCAGGATCTTCTGGTTTCTCCGTAGGTGAAAATGTTAAAGTTATGAATGGAGGTGTTCAGATAGGATATGTTAAGGCACAAGCACCTAATCACAAGTTTGGAGATACTAATAGACCAGAATTTGCTGCTGGATTGGGGCATCCTGCAGTTACTGTAGAAAAATACATAGTTGACCCATTTGATTCATCTAGACCTGGTCCTGCTTCTACATATTCTTCAACTTCAGTATTGTTTAATTGTGATTGTATTACTTTAGCAAATAGTGATAATTATTGGGGTTATGTTCTTAAAGGAGCAACACTTGTTGGAGAAACAACAGGAACTGAAGCAACTGTAACCAATATCGATTTAATGTCTGATAATTGGGGAGATGTTCTTGGAGTATGGTTCTTTAGAAATGCTAATCAGACACCACAACCATCAGTATTATTCTACACTGGAACAAAGACATTTAGGGTAACTGCCAATACAACAGGAGAATATGTTCCTCCAGGTGCTGGTGCTCTTTCTAGTGATGCCACAGGAACATATAGGGCAACGGGTACTATTTTAACTCAAACTACAGGTACTGTTGGAGTTAGAAATCCACCACCTCCTGCTCAGAAACCTAATGAAATTACTACTACAGTAAATCAAAATTCAGAATCTTCTACAACAAGAGTAGAAGCACCTTACAGGGATCCTTTAGCACAATCGTTTACTGTTGATGAAACAGGAGCATTCTTAACTTCTGTTGATGTATTCTTCAGGACTAAAGATGATAATGCTAAAGTTTTTGTTGAACTTAGAGAAGTTGAATTAGGAACACCAACTACTTTCCTTGTTCAAGATTTTGCTCAGACTACATTAAATCCAGATCAAATTAAAGTTTCAACTGATGCTTCCGAAGCAACAACTGTCAAATTCCCATCACCAATTTTTCTAGAGTCTGGAAAAGAATATGCTATTGTATTCTTATCACCAGGATCTGATGGATTTGAGATGTTTGTTGCTACTATGGGTGAAAAGAATCTCACTCCACCTGTGGGATTACCAGCAACCAGTGATCAATCACAATTTGGTGTGGTAACTAAACAGTATATTGGTGGTAGTTTATTTAAATCACAGAACGGTTCAATTTGGACACCTAGTCAATATCAAGATCTTAAATTTACTCTTAGAAAAGCAGCATTTGTTTCTTCAGGAACTGCTACATTCTATAATACTTCTATTGAACCTGGCAATGGTAACACACAACCATTACCAACTAACCCAGTTAGAACATTACCAAGACAAATTAGATGTTCTGTTACAAACATTACCGAAACAGAAGCTGAATCTATTCCAGTTGGAAGAAAAGTTAGCACTGGTTTAATAACAGATAAAGAAGATAATGTAATTACTGGTGTAATTGAAGATAGAGGTGCTCCAATAGTAACTGATAAATTAAAACTTATTAATGGAGGTGCTGGATATTCAGCAGGTACTCTTGCGGAACAAACTGGTGATAAGAATGTTTCTGCTGCTGCTTTTGTTTCACTCAATGGTAGTGGATCAGGAGTAACCGCAAACGTTACAATTGACAATGTTAATGGGATTGTAAAATCAATTAACAGTATTTCTGGATCTGCATCTGGATATGTTGTCAATGAAGTATTGACTCTTGATGTTGAACAATCATCAGGATTGAATAGAGGTGCTGGTGCTCAGTTTGTAGTAACTGATATTACGGCAAATATTGATACATTATTCTTAACTGATGTTCAGGGTGAGAAATTTGTTACTAATGATAACATTATTCATTATGGAGCAGCAAATGATACAAGAACACTTTTAGGTAATAACGCAAAACATTCAGCAGACTCTGTTGTTGTTGGTGATCAAAATTCTGGAAATGTTCTAGAAGTGATACAGTATAATCATGCTCATCATGGAGTTAATAATAAAATTAGAATTACTGGAGTTCGACCAGATACAATTAAAACAACAATTACACAAGATCTAGGTCAAGGTGATACACAAGTTTCTGTTGCTAGTACCAATCCAGAGTTTAAATATTTTGGTGGAATTTCAACTGATAGAGGACAGGCATTGATTAATGGTGAAGTTGTAGATTACATTACTTCTCCTGGTAATATATTAAGTCTATCAGCGAGAGGGCAAGGTGATACTATTGCTTTATCACATTTTGAGGGTGATAGTGTTCAACCATATGAAGTTAACGGTATGCCTTTGGTTATGATTAATACTGATCATAATATACCTTCCACTCAAACATTGAGAGATGCTTCTAATATTGACAATTATTTCTTAGAAATAGATAGATCACTAATAAGTAGTGGAAATAGATCAACTGGAAAGAATCAAATTAGTTTTACTAACGAAAGATCTGTTGGTGGAACAAATTCTTCAATATCACAAAACCACCAGTTCAATTCATGTTCTGCTAAATTGAATGTTATCACACCAGGTACAACTCGTGTTAGTTCTTCCTTTAGAACTATAAGTGGTACTAGTGCTGATGGTAATGAGGTTTCCTTTATTGATCAAGGATTTGAACCTACTATTCTTAATGAGACGACATTCTTCCCAACTCCTAGAATAGTTGCTTCTAAACTTAATGAGGCAGAGAGATTAGAATCTTTACCTAGAAATAAATCACTTACTTTAACAGTTGATTTTAATTCAAATGATCCCAATCTATCACCAGCATTAGATGTTCAGAATGCCAACTTTATTCTTGGTAGAAATAAAGTTAATAATCCAATTGGTGCTGATAATTATGCTACTGATGATAGAACAAATCAAATTGGTGGAGATCCACATGGATCAATTTATGTAACAAAGAGAGTTAACTTAAAGCAACCATCAACTTCATTGAAAGTATTTGTTGCTGCTAATGTTCAACCAGAAGCAGACTTTAGAGTTTACTATAGATTATTTACTGGAGATTCTAGTGAAGTTAAACAATCATATAGATCATTCCCAGGATATAAGAATCTAATTGATAGTAATGGTGATGGATTTGGTGATACTGTTATTGATTCTAAAAATAATGATGGTAGACCAGATGCTTTAGTTAAGAAGAATGGTCAAGATGATTTCTCAGAATATCAATTTACTGCTAATGATTTAGAACAGTTTAGTGGATTTACAATTAAGATTGTAATGACATCTACTAATGAATGTGTTCCTATTAGACTTAAAGACTTTAGGGCAATTGCTTTAGCGTGAGGAATTCTGTAAATCCAGCAACTAAATTTATTATAGATCCTAGTGGATCTGGTAAATTAGTAAAATTTCATCCCCCAATAGATCTTAGAACTGTTGAGGAAAAACTAAAGCACTATCCATTTAATAAAATATAAATACCTATAAGTATTGCTTATAGGTATATCTTGAAGTCATTCAAAAATTTTTTAGAAGAAGCAGCTAATGCTATTACTAGATTTGGATCTTCTAATCATCAATTGAAGAGAAAGGGTGTACCTCATCCAGATCACTTAGATATGCCTCATATCTATAAATGGATATACGGTATTCAGAAAAAAGCAAAACTTAATAATGATGATAAGATAAATGGTGAATATAAAAAGATTAAGAACCCTCAAAAACCATCTGAAGAAGATTTAATTAAAGGAACCATACCAGTTAAAAAAGCATGATACCAGTTGAAGGACATAAAGACCTATTTCGTGATGAAAAAACAGGTGCTATAATCAGTACTGATGATAATGGATATAATCATTATGTCTCTAAAAAGAATAAAAAGATAGATGAAAGAGCTGAATTAGATAAGATGAAGGAAGATATTAATGAAATTAAACAACTACTTAAAAATATAACAAAGCAGATAACATAGAAACATATAAATAAATATATAGATTCTGAATTGGCTACATAAATGGCAGACATCAAGGTAAGAGTTGGGCAACATAATGCGGTGAAGGTTGTTTCCTCACTTGCTGGTGCTCAGGGATTATCTCTTGCTGAACTCAGTGATGTCAACGCCTCGACTCTGTTGAATGGAATGGTCTTAGTTTATAATTCAGCAACCCAAAAATGGGATGCTACTAATGAATTAACGCCTGGAACGGAACAAAATTTAAACATTAACGGGGGAAATTTCTAAATGGCTAGTATTATCAGGATCAAACGATCCTCTGGAACCGATAAACCTGCCAGCCTCAATTGGGGTGAAATGGCCTAT